GAATACAGAGAAAGAACAACAGGCGAAGTTAAAAGTCAAGGTGAGTGGAGAGCGGCATTTCCTAATATGTCTCTGCCTCGTGTCTGGAACAGTAATGTCTGCGATGCAATGAATATTGACCCAGTACTAGCAAGCCCTGCCGCTACAGTTGGCGCATATCAATACAGCGCAAGGGATGGCGTTGAGCAAAACGCAAACGGTGATTTTGTTGAGAAGTACGTAGCAAGAGACATGTTTGCTGATACTACAGATGACGATGGTGTAAAGACTACGAAAGCTCAACATGAGGCTGCGTATCAGGCAACGTTAGATGCGAGTACAGCTGAAGGTCACAGAACCACACGTAATAAGCTATTAGTTGATAGCGATTGGACGCAAGTAAATGACAGTCCACTAGCTAACGATGTTAAGACACAGTGGGCGGTTTATAGATCCGAACTCCGCAACATTACAGATCTAGATGAATGGCCTAACCTCGAAGATGCCGATTGGCCTGTAGCACCGTGAGGAGTGAGTAATGGATAAAAGAACACGTACATTAAACCAAGCTCATGCTCGTATAGATGGCATGGAAAAAGATGTTGTTGAAATAAAGACTACAATGAAGCTTTCTCTGAAAGAGCTCTACGCAAGAATTCGCAGATTAGAGATGATACTTATTGCAATTACCGGAGCAAGCTTATTGCTCTTACTACGCATGAACTTCTTAGGCTAGTTCACCAAGGCACACTCACATGGATCCTGTTAGTATTACAATGCTCGCTGCTGGCGCGTACAAAACTTTGCGTGCTGGTCTAGATACAGCCAAGGATTTGTCCGACATGGGTCAGTCTCTAGCAACCTGGGGAAAAGCTTGTGCTGACTTTAATCACTTAGAAGAGCGTCAAAAAAATCCACCCTTCTGGCAAAAGACTTTCAAAGGTTCGGATGAAGAACAAGCTATCCTTTTATGGTCAAAAAAAGAAGAACTAGCCAGGTATCGATCTGAGCTTAAGGATTATATTTCGTGGCACTACGGCCCGAAAAAATGGGATGAGGTTTTAGCTATTGAGGCTCAAATGCGTAAGCAACGAAAAGATGAGATATACCGAAAGCAAGCCCAAGTAGATGCTGTTATTAATTTTGCAATCGGAGCTGTAATTTTTCTTATCAGTGGCGGCTTGCTGTTTTTGTTTTTTTACTTCTTGGGCAAGCAACAGGGGCGCTGGTAATGTGGGTATTACTTTGGGTGCAATTAGCAACGAGCGAATTTGAGCATTACCACATTGGCAGTTACACAAAACAAGTGGTTTGCGAAGAAGCAAAAGAGGCTGCTAAAGTATTGGTAACTAGCGATAAATCTAAAGTTGTATGTATTAAAATTGAGCTTTGATTTTACGCGAATGGAAAGGTCGTTTCATCTTGTATGACCAGGATGGCAAAGTGATCGTTATTACTCGTGAACGTTCCATAGCATTGCACACGGCAAGGAGAATAAATGAACGAATTTCAAAAAGCTGACAAGAATGGCAATGGGGTCATCGAGCCAATCGAATGGAACAGGCTGGCACTTGAAGATCGTAGATTAGAAATGATTGATAGAGATCTGAAAAGAAACGCAGAAAGACGGTTTACTGGTTTTGCTTTGATGGGAATGTTGATCTATCCATTTATAATTTTATTAGCATCTGTTTTAGGTTTTGACAAAGCAGCAAGCTTAATCACAGATATTGCAAGTGTATACGTGATAGCTGCATCAGGTGTTGTTGCCGCGTTTATGGGATTTAATGCCTATTCAGCAAAGGCTGAGAATAAAAAATCAACAATGCAAATGGAGACTGAACAATGATGACATTGTTAGGAAGTCTGCTGGGCTTTGGCACATCGTTTCTGCCAGAGGTACTTAACTATTTTAAAGCCAGCCAGGATCACAAACATAACTTAGAGCGTATGCAAGTTGAGATGGATCTGATGACTAAGCGCAACGAGCTCAAGCTTAACATCATAGATAAACAAGCAGAAATAAAAGAAGCCGAAGGATTAGAGAAACATGATGCCATCGATGCTGGGGGCGTTGTCAACGCATTACGAGGTAGTGTCAGGCCTGTTATTACTTATGCTTTTTTTGGTTTATTCGTTGCCGTTCAAATAGTGGTGATGCTTAAAGTAATGGCTGAAGGTGGAAACTGGCAAGATGCAATACCACTGATGTGGACGCCAGAAACGCAAGGTCTGTTCGCAGCTATCATGTCGTTTTGGTTTGGTAATCGTGCTGTCTCAAAATACTACGGTGTTAAGAAATGAGCGATCTTAAACTTCCTCTAGCGCTTGTGATAGCAATGATTGCCCAGGTGGTGGCTGGTACGTTTTGGGTAAGTAAACAAGCACATCGAATAGAGCATTTGGAAAAGCAAGTAGCAGACAACACAGAGTGGGTTGATCAGCTTTATGCAGACACAGACAAGCTTATTTCATTTGCCACATTTACAGAAAACAGATGGGCAGCTGCCTATGAAGAGTTCGGGTACACCAGGCAATGGGGAATGAAACCGTTGGAGAAGAACGATGAGTGATGCACTAAAGGCGCTCCAATCAAAGATAGGAGCTCATGCAGATGGGGCGTTTGGGCCAATGACTGCGAAAGCTATTACTAATCATTACGTCCTAAATGCAGAGCGTGGAGCTCACTTTTTAGGCCAGCTGGTACATGAAAGCGGTACGTTTAAATACACAGAAGAAAACCTAAACTATTCTACAGCATCTATTCTTAAAGTTTTTGGTAAATACTTTGACAGCGAGAGTGATGCAGAGACATGCGCTAGAAACCCACAGGCGCTTGCTGATCGCGTGTACGGTGAACGTATGGGTAACGAAGGGCAAGGCTACTTATGGCGCGGTAGGGGCTTCCTACAGTGTACTGGCAAGAACAATTACACACAGTTTGCAGCCGACATGAACCTTCCAAATGTGATGACAAACCCTGACCTGGTAGCGACTGATTATTCTATGGAAAGTGCAATCTGGTTTTTTGACAGAAACAAGCTGTGGGATATTTGCGATGAGGGCGTGAACGATGACACAATCAAACGTCTGACTAAGCGCATAAACGGTGGATACAACGGTCTGAAGCATCGAGCTAAAGAGACTAAGAAAATCTATGAGTGGTTACAATAAAGGAGCTGACTATGAAAAAGAAACCAAAGCCAAAGAAAACAATCATGTCCGGATATGGGAAGGGTAAATAAATGCCAGGGATGAAAATGACAAAGAAGCTTTCTCCGAAGCAAATGAAAATTGCATCAGCGGCTGCACCTAAAGATAAGATTACTGGTGCTGATTTTGCAGAGCTCAAGAAGCAACCAAAAAAGAAAAACATAATGTCTAGCTACGGAAGGAGCGCCTGATGCCACATGGAAAGAAGCATGGTTTGTATGAAAATATTAGATTGAAGAAAGCCAGGATTGCAAAAGGTAGTGGTGAGAAGATGAGGAAGCCAGGTAGTGCTGGAGCTCCAACAGCTAAGAATTTTAAAGAAGCAGAAAAGACTGCAAAGAAACGATGAGCGCACCACCAGAAAAAAGTGGCAACTCCGGTAGGCGAGCTTCATTTCTACAGCGGATGGGTAAGATGCCTGGGCCTACAAAGAATAAGGATGGTACAGATACTCCATTGCTAAAGTCATTGAAAGCGTGGGGAGCTAGCTCAAAATCTGAGGCTGTAAGTAAGGGCAAGCGGATCTCTAGAATTAACAAGAACAAGAAAACATGATTAAGTTCTGGACGATCCTTTGGCTCACGTATTCTATTCAAGATAGCTCGTATCAGCACATCTTAATGTTCGAGAGTTACGACGATTGTATGGCTGTTACACAGAGTGATTTGCGTGACGTTATGCAAGATCGATATGGTATAATTTTGATGCGTTGTGAACAGTCGCATATAGTGGCCTCTATGCCCAAGCCCAAGCCTAGACCGGAGCCTGATTTTGATTCGTAATTTGGCACTGGGAGTGCCAATCTAGTGCCACACGCCTACGCACACCCATGCACAAAGTGGTGCAAGATAGCGCAAAAACTGTAGAAAAATGCAATATAAACAGGTATTTGTCAGGTTCGAGTCCCGTCAACCGCGCCACTACTTTCCCATACAAATCAATAGCTTAACCCCTTTTAGGGGTGTCTCAGTGCCAAGCTCAGTGCCAAAAAGGTTAGGGGGGGTCACGGGTAACACTTGTAATTTGACTAATAAAATCATACATTCTTGATATTAAGCGACAAGAAATGGAGATGGTTATGTTACAAGTTTCACCCAAAAAAATAAAATCAAAAGCAAAATTAGGTATTAATAGCTGGTGCGTTGACACACGTTCAGTTTTGTCTGGTGGCACACGTAAATTTTATGAGACACGCGAAGATGCACAACGAGCTATAGACGCGCTTGTAAAAGAAACGTCAGACACTAATAAATCTAGTGATGCCTGGAAGTGGACATTCTACGAGCTTGCAAAAAATTACATTGCACAAGTTGAAAAAGAATATCGTGATGGCGAGC